TAAAGATTGTTGTTGATAGTAACAGTGTTAGAAAATGTTGCTGTATTTGTCCATGTATACTGAGCAGCTGTATTAACACCTGCAGCTGCTGCAGCCCAATAAACATTGCCAGCCCCGTTTGATGTAAGAACCTGACCTGCTGTACCTTGCGAGCCAACAGAGTCAATAATTCTAGCGCCTGCATTAACAATTAAGCTGTTATTACCTAGTACCTGTAAATTAGCAGAAAATTGAATAACATTAGCCCACGTATACTGGGCAGCTGTATTAACACCTACAGAACCCATTGACTGCCAGTATGGAGCGCCTGTAGAGCCATTTGATGTTAGAACATATCCTGAATTACCATTGGATCCGTTGGCTGAGAGTGGTATACCAGCAATTGTGACAACAGTTGAATTGGCAATAAACGATGTACCAACATTCACTGAAGCTACATTTATTGTATTATTGTACAAAGGCAAATAAGCAGCAATGCTTGTGTTTAAACCAGCTGTTGTTTGATAGTTACCAAGATTAGCTTGAAGCTGATTGTTTGAAACAACATTTGCTGCAGAAGTACTACCAACAAAAGAAACATTGTTTGCCACACCACTAAATGCTGTCGAATTTACTGTAACATAAACAGAAGAGTTGCCAGCATAAAATGTATCGGCTTGAATAGTTCCAAGAGTATTACCTACTGGGTCTCCAATAGATGCATCAGATGAGGTTTTATAATATGTAAGGAATGCATTTGATTGATCTAGAGCAAGTAATCCTTGTCTGTCTTGAGTATCATAATAATGAAATGCAACACCAACAAGTTTACCATCACTAGATGCTAGCGGAGCAAGGTTAGCGTATGTGTGAAGAGAAATAACAGCGTCTTGTACAATGAGGTTATTTGCACCAACAATAAACGTATTACCACTAACAGTTAGATTACCAGAGACAGTTAAATTTCTCCCAACATTTAAATCAGAACTTAGGTTAGCGCTACCTGTTACATTAACATTGGCTGTGAAATTAGCGCCAGCTAAAGTAGCATAGTTGATAAGATTACCAGAAAGTTGTGCACTGGAAACAACATTGGCTGCAATCAACGAACCAATATACGAAGCACTGTTGGCAGTTAGTTTTGCAACATTTGATGATAACCCAGCTGTTGTTTGGTAATTTGCTAGATTGGCAGATAGCTGTGATGTATTGACAATGCCGTCAGTAATTGTGCTGACTGTATCATAAAGATCAGTAAAATTTTGATTTGTTTTATCAAATGCCGTGCGAAGTGGGTCACCCGTGCCATCGTTTGGAGCATCACCTATGTTTATTATAGCTTGCGACAAGTAACTTCCTCCAAGTTAAAATACTCCAGAATCTGCAGATGGTGATATAGTGTTATCAACGGTAATATTATCAACATCAACAGTGGTCAATATAGCAATTGTTGGTGTTTCCATTTCATATAAAATACCGCCAGGAGAACTGTCTAATACAACATCATAAAACTGTCCAAATAATTCTGTGCCAGCTGTATGGAATGTATTGTAAAGAATCTCTTTATATTTATCAAGCGTAGAAGCAGCTCTAATTTGATATGAAAAATCTTGATAGAAGTAGCTGTCTTGAATATATTTGTCTGAGTTTAAAAAGCCACGTGTTGTTGACCAATATCCTTTACCAACGCCAACGCCTCTTTTAAGAACTTTACCAAGAACTTTACTTTGTGTGTTGTATTCTAAAATTTCAGAATTTAAAACAGCACCACTTCCTGTTCTTGATTTAACAGATATTGTTGGCACTGTTTTATAGCCAGAGCCACTGTAGTTTAAAATAGCAGCAGTAATAACACCTGATGAGTTTGTCGTAATATATCCAGCAGCTGGTGTTGAATAATCGCCACCAGAGATTACCAATGGATCATTATTGATGTATTGTGATCCACCAGCAGTTATTGTTATTGGGGCAAGACCTGAATAAAGATATGCCTCAACAATTTCATCTTGTTCATAACCCTTACCAGAATTATACGCTATTGTTTTTGCAATGATACTGTTACCACTCGATGGGTTGCAGTATATAATTTCATCTTCACCATTGATTTTACCATCAGGACGGAACATTGGTGGATCATATAAAGCAAAATTAGATGGCAATGCAACAGGAGCAGTTCTATGGATTGCAGAAGCAGATGAATTATATTTTGCTGGTCCATATAATAAAATATTTGTATCACTCACAACTTCTCTAATAACTTGATACTCTTTGGTCAAATTATTAGATGTATTTGCTTGTAAGAAAATCACATCACCATTGGAAAAATAAGATGAAAATCCTGTACTTGTTCCAGTAATTGTATTGGAAGATGTTGTATAGGAAATAGTTCCTTCTAAAGGTAACTTAGAATCTTGTACTGAACGAACAAATACATATGGCGTTTGTGTATAGTTGTTACCAGTGAAAACATTATTAAGCGTCGCTAAAGTACCATATGTTGTGTTTGTAAATGACAGCGCATTTTGTAAAACACTAATGCTATTTGCCGATGTATTTGCAGGTAACCCAAAGGCAAGAGAATTGAATTGCAGGTTAGCATAATCTACAATCAAATCTGTATTGTGTTTTAAAGATTGATTGTAAGAAAGGCTACCTATCTCAAATGAAGCTCCAGTACCAGTTACGTCTCCATCCCCACGATAAATGAAAATCTTTAAGTTCTCATCATATCCAAATCCACCATCGATAATATTAAAGTTGATCGCACCTTGCTGTCTTTGTAATCCAGTAACACGAAGCAATCCATCTACGCCATATGAAACAACTGCATTGTTTGTCAAATCTCTATGAACGAGCTTAATGATATCACCAACAGCAAATCCCTGACCACCATTGATAATTCTTAAGCTATCGAGCGAACCAACAACTCTTGGTGCTAAAAAGATAACATTAGCGTTATTAATATCAGAGGCTAGAATAATTTCTTCGCCAACGTTGAATGTACCACCACGTGGAGTAATGTTTGATATTGTCAGCGATGCAGCGATATTCTGATTTATTGGTTCTTGAATATAGCTTTCAACAACAGCTGATGTATTTGAAGATAGCCCAAGAATTTGTTTACCAACATAATTTTTAAGCACAGAAGAATTAGTTACCTCAAGATACTCAGGTAACGTCCATGTACCATCAGATGGCTTCAACAAATCAACACCAGGAAGATAAACTTCCACGTCTTGATTGTAAATCAGTTTGAACAGTAGTTTATAGCACTGAATAGAACCTTTTGAACGATAAACATCCAAAATGTGTTTCAACAGAAAGCGTTTGTTAATAATTACGTTGAAAGGAACGCCATACAGATATTTCTTCTGAAAGTGTTCAAGAAAACTATTGAGAGTATTATCAATATCTCTTAGATCAAAAAGACTACGAGCTTGATTAATAGCCTGTCCTTCTGATTCTAGCCACTCATAATATGCCTTGACGAACAACACAAATGTTGGACCATCTTCCAAATAGAACTGTGGAAACTGGCTCTCAACAAAATTTGATATTTTCTTTTCAATGTTGAATTGCATTTATATTACTTTTGTGTAGCTATTACAGAAATATTAACATCATTTAAATCAATTAGAACAATCTTATTCTTATTAGCAAGAATGTCTTTATTTTTTGGTTTCATATAAATTGAAATATGATTGCTATATGAAGATACTTTTAAATTTTTAATGTTGGCAACGCCAGTCGTGTAATCAATTGTACCTAATGCATTGTTAAGTACAGTAAACACGCCATTAATATATGAGTAAACAACAAGATTACCAAAATTATCATCGCGAATGTAACTTAATGGTACAGATACATCATTAACTTGTAGATAAGTGTTTGCTGATGTGGGAGATCCAACATATGTGAATGCAGAGGATGTTATAACTGGTTCATCATAAAATGGAGTTGTTGGGGTGTAACTATATTCTGCATAATCTTCTCTGTAAGTAGGATTATTGAATTCCAGTGTATATGATGTAGCATAGTTGAGAAGAGGGGCTAGTCTCTTTATAATCTTTATTTCGGTATCGTTACTTGTGATGCTTGTATCACTATTATCAATAGTAGTCGCAAACTTACTATAACGGAAATCGCTATTGAATTGTTCTAATGTTGTGCTGCTAAAATTAAAAATGCTATCTCTAATCGATCTAATGATTTGAGTAGATGTTATTGTTGCTGCAGTAACATTATATTGTACTGTTGAATTTACGCCAACATAAATGTACTCTGGGTCAGCAACAATAACACGTGTTGGAAGAGAAATATAACTCGATAGATAATTTGTTATTTCGTTTTTAATATAGTCAGGAGCAATTGTACTGCCAGCTGGTTTAAGTGTAACAATAACGCGACCATATTGTTTTGGCTCTGTGGTTTCACCACCATACACACTAACGTCTGAAATCTGACCACCAAATTTGGCAAGAACAAGCGATGAGTAGTCATCTGCAGCAACTGCTCTTTGTTGTGTTGCAAAGTAACGTGGTGCTGACTTACGAACAGAGTCAATTGTTTCTGCATTGGCGCCACCAGCTGCAGCAGAAACTGTTGTGATATTAGATGGAGTACCATTTAAATTTTGAACTAACTGGAACGAATTGACACCCTGAGCATCTGAACCATTGGTAACACGATAGTCAGCAACAATCGTTGCTAAATTGTTTGGAACACGACCTAAGATACCATCACCAAAAACAATTTCATATTGATTGTTTTGTGAACCTTGTAAGAAGTATACACTCGATGTATTTGATAATCCGTATAATGTATCAACACGTGCAAATACTGTATTTGAACCACTTTCAATTACAGTTACAGTCAAGCTATCGGTGTCAATTTTTTGATTGCTTAGAATAAACTTTTGTGTGTCAACTGTATAATCCATAACATAAACGTCTTGGATATAGAACCCTTCATATACCTTTAAATTTTCAACATTGAAGATTGCATTTGTTGAATTATAGTTTTGAGTAATGCTTGTTGTGAATATAAAAGAACCGTTCGAATTTTGCCCACTAAACTGAGCGCCCTTTGGAATAGTGAATGTTGGAGGTCCAGCAAGCGAAGTAAATGTAAAGCTAACATTGGCAACTGGCGACTGATTGGAACGAGGAACATAATTTAGTTCTTTTGCATGGGAAACAATCGAATCATATTTCTGAGCTGAGTCCAGAAACATTTCCGATGCAACCATATTAAGATAAAACGAGTTCAAATAAGAATTATATGACATGACATCCAAAAGGACGTTCATGTTTGAGCCAGTAAAGTTATAATCTTTGAAAGCTGTTTGATTAGTCAGATAGCTTTGAAAACTCTGTTTGAGTGTATCAAAATCTAATGAAGTTAATGAAACTGAGGTATTCGCCATTTATCTGACTCTTTTTAGGAAAATGCTAAAAGACATAGGTTCTGGATTATTTATAATGGAAAAAACAATGTTTACATTTATTCCATTTCTATCTGGTTCGTCTCTAACATCAACTCCAAGTACATTTATTCTCGATTCAAAAGATTTGGCAGCATCAGTAATATAACGAATAATATCTTCTCGGATGAATGGACCATATGGCTCAAATAATGTTCTATTTACATTAGAACCAAAAAATGCATTGAACGGACGCTCACCAATGTTTGTTAATACGAGATTTTTAAACGCCTGACGAAGGCTTGCCTCGTTCTTTATCACAACCAATTCGTTAGTGACAGGATGTTTAGAAAAGCTATTAGGAAAGTCTGAATATGTTTCGACCTTCTTTTCTAGTTGGGATATTGCGTCCGCTCTTGATGCCATTTATTTTCTCTTTATAATACGTTAATTAGACTGTCGCCAGAACTAGCTGAAGGAGCGCAGTGAGCTCCACCTAACGGAATACATAAATTATCTGCTGCAGCACCATCACCAACAACAATTATACCAATGCCATTTATCTTTAACCAA